TTGCTGTCCTTGTCCTGAAGTCCAAATGTATTCCCTTTCTGCAGCTGTTAGAACTCTATCATGAATCATAACTTCTCCAATTTTTCCGTGAAATCCACTTGCTGGTGTAGTCCATCTTCTTCCTATATAAAAAGGCTGTCCAAAGGTTGTATTTAAACTTGGTCTAGAAGCACCACCCTCATCTACATTATTTACATACGCATCAAACAATGTCCCGTCAAAAGTAATTATTATAAGATTCCAAGCATTTGCTGTTACTACACCTGTTGCTGTCATAACCATATTCCCAGATCCTCTACCAACCCAAACAGATCCACCTGCACCGATTGCACCATAAAATTCTTTATCTACTCCTGTATTTCCCCAAGCCCATGTATATTGTGTAGTAGCTACTTGATCAGGATGAACCCACATAGTAATTGTTCTAGGCGAGTTTCCATATGGAAAATCTGCTGGGGCTGCCTCTATGAATACATCATTATCAAGCACCTGATATGCTCCTCTTCCTATTTTTCCATATTTTGTAGGCTTTGAATTAAACGAACTAATATCTGGACCAGATGGAGCATAATTAGTTACATCTGAAGCACTTACACCCCAAGAGGATTGATCAAACTTGTAATATCTTAAAAGACCATCCCAAAGAGTGGTCTCTTTTAACTCAGCTTGTCCAGCGACAAACTCTATCTGGTCTGAATCAAATGTATAATCACCTGAATTAGTATAATTAATTTGAGATTGTGCCATATGTGTTTAATTAAATTATTTAGTCATCTTATTAATAAAGATGTCTAATTCTTCCTCTGTCATTGTATCAATTTTATCCTTGTTTACCAAAGTGTTTTTAGTAGGGATACTCTCTGCAACAGCTGGTATTGCTCTTATAGCTGCTTGTTTAGGTGTAATGTTCTTTAAAGCGTCTGTAAATACAGTCGCTTCTTGTTCTGATAATTTAATACCTTCTTGAATGTTTTTCATTATCTTGCCAAGCATAGATCGTGGAACTTTAGATACCTTTGCATATGCCTTTAGTACTTCTGCTGCTACTTTTGGACTTGTTAATACTGATGCTACTATAACTGGAATATTACCAGAAGCTGCTCCCGCTCCTGCAACCCCTGTTCTGAAATATGTACCGACCTTATTACCAAGAGAATCCGTCACGTCTTCAAGTGCTGTTAGGGCTTTTATTTGTCTTGTTACTCCTGGCATCTTTGGTTCTAATCTTCCCAAAAGGATTTCTCTTCCCTTCTTTGTAAGGTTAGCGACTTTGCTCATAGCTGTATCTTTTAAAGATCCATCTTTATTAAAGAAATCTTTTTTAAATTGTTTTAATTCTCCTTTTATTTTTGAAAACTTAGAGTCAAGTTCTTTTAATCCTGGTATCTTATTTTTAGCTACATCATCAACCATCCCTCTCATCTGTTTAACAATAGCCTGAGCCCTTCCTGTTGTCCCACTTTCAAAGTTAATTAGGTCATCAACTCTTCCTCGTAGATTTAATACCTTTCCTCCTGTCATTTTTGCATTCCTTACTATCTCTTTATATGCTGTTTGTATTGCGTTTCTATTTGCTATTGACCCAATAGCACTATCTGAGAAATCAAGTCTTCCACCTTTTCCAACTTTAATATCGGCTTTTGACATCAAGTCGTCAATTTGTTTAATTGGAGTTTGAATAACTTCTTTTGCTTGACGTATTTTATTATATTGAGCGCCTGTTTCTGATACATCTCTTACTGCATCATCGAATGATGTCTTTAAGCCATCTGCTAATGATTCACGCGATATAACATTCTTTTGTGCCTTTATAAAGTCTGGAGTTTCTTCAACAATAGTCTTAATTGTTTCAGGACTTAACGATGTTGCTTTTGCAAGCCCCTCTTCTGCAACTGATTTTGTTAGAGCTCCTGCTTTTCCTGCTCCTTCAATAGCTTTCTTCCCTACTTTAGATGCAATACGACCAGTTGTGGCCAGTTGCCCCTTTAATGCTTTTGCTCCTGATTGTGTAGCGGTGGGAAGTGATTCAACAATATTGATAATCCCTTCTTGAGCTGATGGAGAAAGAGTTTGCCATTCTTCAATAGCTGCTTTTCCAAAATCTGTTTTTGATGCGCTTTGAATAGCTTGACCAATCTCTGGCTCAATAAAACCTGCACCAGCGGCAATACCTGCTCCAATAGGAGTTGCTCCTGCTGCTGCTGTTAATGAACCTGATCCTAATCGAGATATACCTCGGAAAAATTGCCGCGCTCTACTTGAAGCCGTTCTTCCTCCTGGTAAATCCTCTCTTGTTTCAAACATCTCCCCTTCTGGAGTAAACTGCTCAACTGGACTTTTACTTGTAAATGCTTGACCAATATCAGTTAAACCTGACATTGCCTTTTCTGCACCTGATTTAAATATTCCGATAGAACCACTTGCAGCTGATCCTAAACGATCAATAACTCCAGGCCCTTCTGCTTCTTGTATAGCTGCTTTAGGTCTTCCTGGCAAAGAAACCCCCTCAATAGCTGCTTGTTGATCCATAGAGCCAGACTCAATACGCTTACGTAGTTCATTAGCATATTCTGAGTCAGGGTTTGCCTGTGAAAATGTTATTGCTTCTCTTAAACTCATATTATTAAAATTAATTGATTAAAAACTTCCACTAACTCCACGTGTACTACTAAAAGAGTTTCCTGTGCCATCAATACTATTAAAGAAGTCTTCATTGCTCTTTTCTTTACTTGGAACTGACAGAAAATCTTGTGTAGATAAATTCACAATATCTTTTGCCTCTTCTTCCTGCTCTAAAAAGAATTCTTTTAAACTTCTTTCTCCAGCTGGTCCAATTTTTGACCTTAGACTTCTTGACTCTATCTTTCGCGCTCTATCTTTATCAAGTATTTGATCTATATCATCTCCAGCCCTTGGGAAGAATGCCCCTCCTTTAGTTAGGTATTCATCGATTGATATTGCAGCTCCAGACTCCTCACGCAATATAGCTCCAAGCCAACGAGCTTCTGATGTGATAGCACGTCGTATTTTAGGATCAACTACCAGCCGATTAACTAATTCTCCGGTCAATGGAGTACTAGAGTCTGTTATTGTCGTTGATATAACATTTATCGCATCTGCAAAATCCTCTTGATCTATATCTTCTACTAAAGAATCATATAATTTAGACTCTTGTGATGACACCTGGACAGCTTTTAATGCCTTACCTTGAGACTCTGTTAGCTTGCCAAAAGACTCGTCTAATCTCTTTTTTGCAAATTCATCTGCTTCTTTTCCTGATAATCCAAGAGCTTTAGCTTCTTGTTTTAATACTGATAATTCAGATGTATCTTCAACCTCTGTTACCCCTTGAAACTCAAAATGTCCAGCGTCTCCCTGAGGAAGCGTTTGTTTCCACCCATTTGCTTCTAAAAATGGTTTTACTTTCGCTATATATTCATGATCTGGAAAAATATCTAACGCCATTCCGTGTTCATGTTTACTTGCTCCAACATTAGCAACCGCTATCCCTTTTAACCTTAAAGCTGCTGCTGAATCGTTTGGTCTTGCCGCATCAAATAGTATTTGTTCATTAGGATTCTGTGAATTCCAATGACTCACCATCCCAGCAATTGTTGCTGACTGGTCTCTTGTAGATGACGTTTCTGTACCTCCTATCTTTATCTCTCCAACTCCCGCCTGTACTGATGCTGTATTTGCAAAGTTAAATGCTGCCATTGCTCCACTGTCTAATGTTACATTGCGACCAGCTACAGTTTGTGAAACTATCTGCCCTGTTGGTTGTATATCATTACTACCACTACTATCAACTATTTTTTCTGACTCTCCTGTATCTGGATTAAAAGCATATACATCATCACCTACTTTTACAGTTGTCTTCTTAGAAGGTTGATTATCTACGCCAGACACTTGTCGTAATCTTGTTTTGTACTCATCTTGTGTGATAATACCTGAACTTAATAAAGAGTCTAAACCAACACGTTGTTCATCAAGTGCTGTTTGAGGAGCTGTAACACTACGTAATAACGAAGACTGCATCTCTGCCAGTTTAGTTTCTGCTAGCTGACGATCTAATTCATTTGAACTTTTCTGTAATTCTGCAATATTTGCCATCTCTGATGCTATGCCTGATGCAAGTACTGGATCAATCTCTGCCCCAAGTGATCCTGCAAGAGAAGCAATCCCATCTGCTCCTAAATTCGCGACTGCTGATGAAGGAAGTTGATTGATTGTCTTTAATAGGTTAGAAAAAGATGTTTGTTTATCTCTCTCTGTTTGTGTTTGAATTCCAAACTGTAGATTTGCTTCGTCTAAAGACAACTGACGCTCTTTTAGGTCTTGTTGTTCTTTCTGTAACTCTAAAGCATTCAACTCTTCAAGCCGTTGTCCTACTAATACTGTATTTTGAGCCTTCTGAGCCTCTTCAAGTTGTTTTCGTTTCTCTGTTATAGATTGATCAAATGCTTCACGTCTAAGAGTGATTTTACGTTTATCTTGTTCAAAGATCTTACGAAAAGCTTCTGGAGTAGTAGCATTGACTGATGTTCCACCAACTCCTCTTCCTGTAAATGCAGAAACACTCTTTCCTGCCCTCTCAAGCTGTTGTTCTTGTCTTCCTTGCTCTATGGCTTGTAATTCTTGTTCTCGTGCTGCTGTGGCTTCAAATGAAGCTTTCTGCTCCTCTTGTTGTCCTTTAAGCCTTGCAACTCTTCCTGAAATAGATAAGTCCTGAACCTCTCCTTCTGGTATTAGTTCAGAAGCTAGATCTTGAAATCTTTGTTCAGGAGATCGGACATCAGTAATTTGCTCAAACTCTTCTTGTTGTATTCCAATTGGCTCTGCAACTGGCTGAGGCTGAGGAGTAGTAAATGCAACTGCCCCAGCTGCTGGCTGAGGTATTTGTGCAGTAGCTACTTTCTTTTCCTGCTCATTTTCAAATTGATTGTTAAGTATTGCCATGTGTAAATATTATAAAGTTAAGTTTTTCTGGAATCTATTATAACCTCTTTCTGCTAAGTTCAATGAAAACCATGTAATCTTGTGTGGTTTTTGATCTGACGAGTCTATTGTAACAACTAATCGACTGAATTGTCTAATCGTTATACGTCTATGCATTGATATTTCAAGAGAATCTCCAACTAATGGAGATGTTGTCATATCTAAAGACTTTGTGAATGCCTGATATGTTCCATCCTTATCATATATACTAAAACGTATACGTAAGTTAGTCCCTGATGATATAAAACCTTTTAAATCAACGCTTTCTAGTGAATAAAGACCTGTTAAATTCCCCAAAGACACCTCTTGCTCAAAGTTTGTAGCATAATTTGATCCATCATAATCATCTCCAACGAATATCTCGTTTAATATAGCATTAGAACCGTTTTCAACTGCAAAGAATCTATCACGAGTCTTCATAAATCGTTTAAAGTTGAATTGTGAAGCGCTCCCTTCAATATATGTCCATGCTTCATTCCCAATGTTATACATTAACATGAAATTATTCTCCGTTGTTACTCCTTTCTTACACATAATATAGATTATGTCTTCGAATTCATCATATATCATATCCATATCATCAAAAGATATGTCATTGATAAAGTCTATACCAAGTATAAGAGATATATTGATGTCATTCTTTGTAAATGGCTGATCTGTTGTTCCTCCATTAATAAGTCGCCAAACACCTTTCTCATTGGCGTAAAAGATACCTTTAGGAGTATATAATGAACGTCTTTCACCTCCAAAGTCACTATATTCAAAGTCAACTACTGTATTCTGTATCAACCCTACACCTGAAACATCAAGCTGTCCCACTCTGAAACCAATCTTTCCATTCTCAAAAAATACAACTGTTTGTTCTCCAAAGTTAGAGATAGATTTAGGATCTCCCAGGTTCTTATTAAATAATCGAAAAGGATCATTAGGTAATGGAGGGTTGGCATTATTCCCCCATTGAAAGAAAGGAACTCCAAACTCTACATCATCAACTGGTGACCATTGTATTCGCCCTGGTGCATTTCTAGCATCTGCATACATCCTTCCGTTATGCACATGAAGTGTTGATGCTTGCGGAGCTGCAAAACCTGGCATAAAAGCCACCCCTGCTGTTGCTTGTGCTAAACCTGCCCCACCAAAACTTCCTGTTAGAGCCTCTGATACTATAAAAATACCAACTTGATTTGATATTGTACATATTTGTGATCCACTACCTGTATCCGATATATTTCCAATAGTAGCCGTTGCTCCACTTGTCCCTCCAGTTATTACTTCGCCCGCTTGAAATAAAGTTGCTCCGTTCTGAATAAGGAACATATCCTCTCCATTCTTTCCTATATGAATCTGATCTACTCCATTCGCTAAGTATACAAAGCCTCCATATACATGTCCAAAACAAGGTCCTGATGAGGGCATTGTAAACACAAGTGTATTTGCTGTTGTTGTGAGATTATATGTATATATATCTGCACCGTCTTGCCAGTAAATAATATTCTCGTCATAGTTTAAAACCATCTGAGAAGTACCTAGTCCGAGCGTTTGTAACTGATTAATACCTTTTACTTTCTCTAACACTCCTTCCTGTCTTATTTTATACCCATTGATTATCTGAGCATATGTATCACCTTGAAACTCGTTCGCAGTCAAACCATTAACCCCTTTTACAGGAATAACACTGATCTTCTGGAATTTCTTACGCCCCTGAGCCGTTCTTTTAATTGATTTATACATAATTAGTAGTTATTAACGATACTGTCAATTGAAAATATTTCAGAATCTCGTCTGAAGTTAGCAAGCAGTTCTTCCATCACTCGTACGAATTTCTGATCTTCAAATACTTCTTCTCCTGAGTTATTATCCCAAGACTCAAATTGTACAATCAAAGCTTGTAAGATATAAGAACGGTATTGTGTTGGAATAATAAATGAATCATTAATATCAACCTCTGCCAATTCTGGTATATATCGAAAAAAGTATTGTTTTGCCTCTTGTGGTTGTGGTGTAAATACTATATTAGATGAATCTACGTAATAACCAGTGCTTGGGCTACCATAAGATGTTACTTTTAATCGTCGATCAGTAGGTAAACCATTACCATCTTCTATAAATAGACCACATTGACCATCTCCCATACGTTCAAAATCTGCAGGTAATGCATATTGAGATACTCCAGGAGTTGTAGTAATTGTAGTTGTTGTGATATATCTCTCTGGGTCAATCTGTACAAGTTCCCTGTAAACAAACTGATTAATAATATTCGCCCAATCCTCAAAAAGGGTGTCTGATACATCAGGCAATGAATCATAATAATGACGTTCCAGCTGAAGTTTTGCATCTGCTAGTGTAATATTAGCCATACTTATTTATTTAATTTGTATTTATAACCTTTCTTTTCTGAAAATTCAATAGCAAGTTCTTTAAAAGAATCACCATGAATCTCTTTACTATACTCTCGTATAACGCCTCCATCAAGTTTAACGATAGAAACACTGCTTAATACCTCTGCCGCTTGTTTTACGGAAGGTTTAGGGGCTTTTTTTGCCGCTTTAGCTTTTACTACTTTTGCCATGTTGTGTTTATTAAAAAATATTGTCAATAATATAATACATTACGTAAATAATGTTTACAAGCTAGGTTATCCCAACTTTGCATACTCATCCTTTACTCCTTTTACCATCTTATTATGTGTTGATCTCATTAGAGCCTCTACGTCTTGTATTTTTATTTCAATACAAGTATCTCTCTCCTTATCTTCACAATCACATTTCCTAAAAAATATCTTATAAATCTCTGACAAAAATGTCTTAAACTTAAATATATCTTCCCTCATAATTATGTCGCTGATTTTCCCAACCTCTGTTTCAAATGAATCAAGTATAGCTAGTACAGGCTCTGTTTCTGATATAAATGTTGATTTTATATTTCTTTTAATCAATTCTGTTCTTTCTTTGTTCATAATATCATTCTTATGAAGAAGTATCTCAAGAAACTTTATTTTCCTATCAGAAGCCTTCCACATAGTTCCATGAATCATTGCTACAGCTTGTTCTTCATTTAGAGTTGTATTTCCAACCGCCATCTTTATATCCCTGCATAATGCCTGAACACTCTTTGTTATTTTCATTGTATTCTTCTCATTATTCTTCATCATCATAACAACTACAGCAAACATCATTGCTGTAGAAGGTAGTTCTGTTATTGCCATCTTGAAAAATTCTGAATCAAACATTATGATTTCGGGTATTTAAGTTTTACTGCATCAATAGCATCTTTCCATGTAGTTGTTCCATTTATACCATCATGGTATTGCATGTCTAATTGATCTTCAATAGAAGGGTATTCAGACTTTCTTTGTTCGATATATAAGATAGATGCTTTGTAATCATTATATTCTGCCTCATAAACGGTTAATTCTTCCTCTGTAGGCATTGTTCCATCAAAAGATGCAATATATGCTCCTTCTCCATTTGAATCGTCCCTAACCTCAAATTTAACGTTAGGGAATTTGTATTTTAGTATTGATCCTAGTTCCATATTATAATAGTTAATGATTATGCTAATTTGTATCCTGAAAATGTATATTCAGCAGATGCACCTAGAGTAATATTACTTCCATGATCATGTAAACAATTTATTTTTATTGCATCACTAGACGCTAGATCTACAACCCATGTATTTCCACGTCTTGCATCTGTTGACACTGTATATTCAACATTAGAAGTCCCTATTGATGATCCATTCTTCAGAAGAAGGAATTTAAACACATCTCCTGCTGTTAATCCAAACCCATATGCGCTAACTGTAAACATATATTTACCTGCTGATGGAGCTGTATATGTATATGTTCCTGTATCAAAGTCACTTCCTGTATCAAAAAGCTCTGTGTCAAACTCTACAGTTGTAGAAGTTAAATCTGCAATAGTTTGATTACTTCCTCTCCTTGCGCTAAACAATGCAGAGGCTCCTCCTCCTGCTGCAGGAGCTTGAAATGTAGGCGCTGCACCTGCTCCGTTACTTGTTAATACATGTGTTGCTGTACCAACTGGAACCGTTGCAGCCTTTCCTGTTGCATCCCATGTAATAAGTTCACCATCTGTTCCATCTGCTAACATTGATATATCTACAGCTTTTGATGATATTGTTGTTGCATTACCTGTTGATGTTACATCTCCTGTTAAATTAGCATTTGTTGTGACAGTTGATGCATTTCCATTAATTGACCCCGATATTGTATCAGTCACTGTTAAGCCTTTTATATTAACATCTCCATCTTTATTCCAAGAATATTCTGTTACCTCAGATATCTGTACAAAATCCTCTACTGGTGGGGTCATAGCCCCATTTCTAGTTCTTATAATTTTTATCTCATAGTTCCCACTTGCATTTGTAGCCCATGATCCAGATATATCTCCTGGTAACCAAGCTATAATACCTGTATTTCTAAAACCATTTGTTCCGTCTGTTGGATTAAATGTTGTAAAACCTGATCCACCTGTTGAGTATTGTATTGTCGGACGGATATTTCTATCTGAAACAGTAGATAAAATAAATTCTATTTCACTAAATTGTGAGGCATCTCCAACAATAATATAATCATTATCTGCTGTAAACATTGTAGTCCCAGCTCCTGGAGTGATAAAATCTGTAAGACAATCAACTTCACCTCCTCCACTTGTTGTAAATCTTGCATAATCCATATCTTTAAAAGATCCTGACTCTTGTAAAATAGGATTTACTTGAACTCCTGCAACATATCCATTAATACTTGCTGACCCTGTTGATGTTGTTAATACTTCATAACCATTTACAGTTCCTCCGTTTGATGCTGACTCATCTATATTTAATAAAATTGCCTCTTCATCTTGCCCTGAAGATATTGCTCCTGTTGTGTATACAAAATCAACAGCCTTAACATCTCCAAAACCTGCCGCGTCACATATTATCTCAACAGCATGATCGTCAGACTCTGAAGCTGTATGTATAACATCAGCCACTCCATCTACAAAAATATCTTTACATGATATATTACCTTCTCCTGTAATAGAAGCATTTTTAGTACCTGCTCCATTCTCTACTTGAAAAACATCATCTGTATCAGCAGCAGAACCTCTGCGCACTGTTACAGCACCCAATATTGAATCAGTTAGTATCTCTGGTTCTGTTGATACGTCATAAGCCTGTTGCAACGTTGTAGTTGATCCTACCGCTCCTGAAATACTAGCAGCTGGTATAAATTTTGCATCAGATGTGTCGCTAAGATCAGTAGCTGTCTTTTTTACAGCTATAGACCCAAGGAATAGTCCATTTTCTGCAATATTATCTTCTACCACAAAAGACTCTTTTCCTGAAGCATTTATAGCCTCAGATAAATTAGCAAACACCTCTTGACCTCTCTGTATACGAATTAAATTACTTGGAAATATATATACACGTTGTAATGTTGCATTATTATTTGATGGAACTGTTGTTGTTGTCCCTCCATTATCGTAAGTTGTTGGATCAATAAGTGTTGTGTTAGCTCCTTCAGATGAATCCTGATTTCTGTATCGGAATGTTGCCGCTGTTAATAGTGGCATTATAAATTGATGAGGCTGTGTATTTAATGTTTGAAAATTAGCTCCTGGCTTAAATCCAATACCTGCACGCTTATCTATATTAAGATTTGCTCCATTTGGAGTAATTAAGTTCCCTTCCTCAGAACGGAACCCCATAGAATTCATGAGATCCTGTAATTGACCATTAACATCATATCCTACAGTAGGAAGATTATTTACAGCATTTACAGTCACGTTATCAGAATGAACAATAACACCAAGAAATATATTAGCTCTTCTTCCTGTAGCATCCGGAAGTGTTGAACTTTGTACAATTGCTCCTACGCTATCAATCGATATATAAGTAACGGGCTGTGTTGCGATATTTGTAACTGTAACAGCTGTAAATGTTGTCCAGTTAACATCACTAAATGTTGGATTATCTGGATCAGTTGCATTATCTACGACAAACCCATGACCAAGTGAAATATCAAACTTAGTATTATCACCTCCATTAATAGAAAGAGCTCCTCCTTCATGTAATCCTGTAGATAAAGCATTTAATCCGTATAGATTAGTCAATGATGCAAGCTTTGTTTGCTCAGCAGATGAAAATTGTTTGTTATTTGTTCCATCCAATACATCATCTTGATCTAACACGACGACACCAGTCTTTCCATTTACAGAGTCAACTGGCGCTGATCCTGCCGCTCCTGCACTGAAAAATCCTTCTCCATTGTTTATTGCACTCATAATTTTATATTTTTAACGGATAATTTTACCTATTGAGACGTTACATACTGCATCTGCACCTCCTGAACGAATAAGATAGAACTTTGTTAGATCAAAACCTCGGAATTGTTTAATACTAATTCCACTCGCTGACATTTCAAACCCTAAAGAGGATGTAGGAGTATTTCCATCTGTTAAAAAACGGATAGAATTTGACTCAACTTGAATATCAAGAGAATTAGCATCTGTTGGAACCTTAAAATCTGATCCTGCTGCTGCTTCAATAAAGTCATTAATTGTCATAGCTGTTGTACTCACTGTTATTTGTGATGCAGCTGCCGATGGTAGTTTGATTATACTTTGCATATTGTTTTTTTAAATAATTCGTTGTCCAATCTGTACTGAAACTGTTGCATTTGCTCCGATAGATATTAATTGGAGCTTAGAGGCGTCAATTCCTTTAAGTTTAATAGACTCACCTGATGCAACTGGGATCCCCAATGCAGCTGTAGGAGTATTTCCTTCTGCTAATAAACGAATACCAACAGATTCTACATATAAATCTACAGAATCAACCTCTGTAGGTATAATATAATCCTCTGATGCTGCTGTAGTGATTAAACTCTGTAGTGATGCTGCTGTTCCTGTAACTGTAAGCTGAGAAGCCGCTGCATTTGGTAGTTTATATGGTCTCATATTTTATGTTATTAAATAATACCAATATAAGAGAGCCCGAAAGCTCCCTTAATTAACATCATTTTACTATTTTGCAAGTTCGATAGATGTAGATCGTTGTGCTCCTTCGTTAAACATTTTAGTTCCGTAAAGAGAGTGAGATAAGAAGTTCTTACCTAGTTTGTCTTGTACGTCTTTGATGTTTACTTGTGGCTCAATTTGAGCTACGAAGTCAACCGCTCCCATTCGTCCTGCGAAAGCTTCAACTTTTCCTCCTGAGAATCCATCTGCACCAGCAGTTAGAGTTTCAGATGGGTTGATATCTCCAGCAGCTGTAATTGTGATGATAGTTGTACCATCTACAGCAGATACGATTTGGTTACTGATTGTTGCTCGGTTAGCAGCAGATAGTTCAGTATAAAGTGAACCAGCTCCAGCAGCTCCGTTAATAGCAGCAACAGCATTGTCAACTGAATCAGCAGCAGCAGCTCCAATAAGGATATCTCCAGCAGCAGCTAAAACAGTTTTGAATGTGAAAGTAACTCCTTTAATAGTGAAAGTATCACCATCTGTAGGGTTAGTTGCAATTCCTAGAACAGTTGTGTTTTTAAGTGCATTAGACTCAAATACTTTAAATCCAAGCCAGTCTCCAAGGAAACCATTTCGAAGTGAAAGATCAGCTGTATTAAAACCATTTGCAATGAAAGTTTGTGTAATTACATTCACAGTTTTTGGATCAACTACAAGGAACCAGTCTTTATCATGTTCAACATTGTTAGACGCAAGCTCAGCTTTAGCAGTTGAGAAAGTGTTAACAGCGTTAGTTGTAGAAAGAGCAATAGGATTTCCTGCTGTTCCTCCAATAGTTCCATCATCTACAGTAAGTGCAGAGTCAGAAGCTTTTGAGAGAATAGAGAAGTCCATTTCTCGTGCTAGCATATGAGTAGAACGGTCAATCAATAGGTTAGCTGTTTCATATTTATTTTGTTTCATGTCATCATCGTCAACATATACTCCAACTACTTTAGATTGGTCGATAACCAATGTTTCGTCAGTTGTTGTAATATCTTGGATATTAACAGATGTTCCTTTTACGTAGTCTACTACGTATGGATCAGAGTGGTACGGTCGGTGAACAGTGTCTCCGTTTCGTAGTGTTTCTCGTTCTTCCATAGAAGCAATCATTGTTCCTACAAGAGATTTTTTGAGTAAGATTTGTGATCGTCGCGACCAATATTCTGGTGTAAACGCACCTAGTACATTTGCCATAGTGTTGTTATATTAATAATTAAACTTTATAGACGATTTTTTGTTTCTTTCCTAGATTATCAGACCAATTCATAAAGTCATCATCTGACATCTTTTCGATATTCTGTTCCTGCTTCTTCATCGTTTGATGTTTTCCGCTAGGCTTAATTCCCATTAATCCCATTTTTAACCCTCGTTGCTCTGCTGATGCCACTTCTTCGCCTAATCCTACCAACCGAATGGCAGTTTCTAAGGCTTTTGTGTTTGCCACACCTTCTTTCTTTAGCCCAGTAAACTCAGCTTTCAGTAAAGATGCTTTCTCAGAGTCTAGTTCAAGTGATTGTACTTGAGATCGTAGAGATTCAAATGTTTGCTCTTCCTTTATCCTTTGCATTGCCCGTTTAACAATAGCTTCTTCATCCAAGGCTTTCACCTTTTCTGTTTTCTTACTATCCTTAACTGGCTTTGACTCTCCATCCAATTTTTCCTTAATGTAACTTGGAAAATCTTCGAATGAAGCCTTTCCCTCATCTATTTTCTTCTGAGCTGCTTTGATCTGCCCTTGGAGAGTTTTCTCTCGAGCATCTTCTTTGCTGTCATTAGTAATAGAATCAGCATTGTCAGATTCTTCTAAAAAAGAAAGGTCTGCAATGTCGCTTTCAACTCCTTCTTCCTCAGAGTCGACAACTGCTTGTTGTTGTTCAGTTTCTTCGGTGAGATTGAGAATATCTTCACCTTCAACTGTCATAATTTCGTCAGTCATAACGATAAAACTTAAAATATAAAAAAAGCCGTAACGATTTACGTCACGGTCAGAATAGTAAGAAACGTCGTAGAAAACTTACTACCCTAACGGTGAGGTAAACAGTACGACGTGTTTTGCGATGATGTAAAAGATCTAATATGTAGGCTTTTTCTTTGCCTTTTTCTTTTCTTGTGCCTCTTTCTCTGCTTTCTTGCTGTCTATATCATACCCGCAAGCATCCATAAAATGCAACACGGTTTTTGTTCCTGCTGTAAATATCTTAAATTCCTCTGAAGAATATCTACAACTCTCAGCAGCCTGCACTATTATACCAGTTGTGATATCCTTTAACAAATCTTTATTGTTATTGAATAACACCCCAAGCTTTTCGATGTTATGCTCACCGACTACTTCGCCAAGTGAGCTTTCTGCATCTTTCCGATTCTGTAAGAAGTTTTTTATATCCATATTATTGTATTACTTGATCAAGTGATAGGTCTCCTGTCTCTGTTGGGATTGATTCTTGCCCCTCTATTCCTGATGGTCCACTCTGTTGTGCTTGTAAATCCTCTGACTTAAGGTCTTGCCCATTTAATCGTGCAAGTTTAAGTGATAACTTAGCAAAGGCTGGCGTTCCAGGCTGTGTTACAGCGAGTGTACGATTGATTTGTACCTGTTGCATGATATTAGATGGAATGAACCCACTACGAGAGTTTATCTTCACAAAATAATCATTCTCTTTTAACTCTGATGATAACTGACCCATTGTAAATCCATCAAGTCTCTCCTCTTTACCATCAACCATTACTGTTGAAAGCATATTAATTGGTGTCTTGTCTTTCTTACTTATGAATTCTTTAATCATTTCAATCGTTAGTTCCCATGCAAATTTATATTCACCTGCATTATCTTCCATAATCTGTCGTACAAATGAGTTTTGTGTTTCTTCCTCTGCTAATATCTGCGTTGCTGTAATAGAACCTCCTCGGTCTGCTGCATCAATGTTAATACCCATACGTTTAATTTCAAGATCAATAGCGTTGAATAATCGTTCCCATTCGCTAGAGATTGGATCAGATCGGAATGAGTCCATATTAATACGTCCAGCGTTAGGATCACTTAACTCATACTCATTAACAATAAACCCTTGTTTACCTTCAGCTTGACTACGTTGTGCTGATACAAGTCTATTAAAGAAATTTCGTTGCTGTCCTGATGGAACATTAATCATTCTTATTGGAGAAATATTTTGTTCACCATATGTTAATGCCATGTTATTCAGTTGTCGTGAGATAACTGCCAGTCTATATAGAGCATGACCAATACCATTTGAATAAAACCCCTCAGAAGCAGGAAAACATCTAAACCGTAAGAAAGGTATAAAAGGTTTCTTATCTTTCATAAATGGATAATCATCTCCTTCATGTTGTTCAATAATACTATTAGCTACTCCAGCAAATACTGTGTAATTCTTAGAACTCAAGTTATAGTAATGAGCCACTTCAATCTCTCGGTCTCTTGTTTGTAGCTGTTGTTCTATAGTCTCATCTAACTCTTCCAACTCATTAATACGTGTGATACGTCCTGAAGTTGCTACCTCTGCAATCTTTGGATATATCTTCACGGCATCATCCCAACTGTACTTGTAAATAGCTACTAACTCATCTGCATCTTTCTCTGATGTTGGACTTCTCATATTATTAGCATATGGATCAACATATACATTCAATAAAGAAGTGTTTTGGAATTTAATTGGATACTTATTATCTGTATCAGCTCCAACCCTTACAAAAGCATCTCCGAATAATAACATCCGGTAGAATACTCCGAAGTCATCTCGTAAAGCTTTAACAAATCCTCCTTCTTCCAACACTGTTCCTACTCCTTGTGTTGTAATGAACTCCGAGTCTTCATCAACTCCTGTTGCATGTAACTGAGCATCTAAAGGCTTCATCTTCTCTACTGTACGTCGTACTGCATGAAACAATAAACTTGATTCAATCTTCCGTGTACCACTTGGATCACTAACAGAAAAACCTGACTCAAACAAGTCTTGGATTGCCGACCATTCATTTTCTTTATCATTACGAACTAACTCTGACTTAAACATTAAATCCATTGCAGATACCACTGCTGGATCATCAGTGTTGTTTTTAAAGTTCTTATTTATCTCTTGTTGTAGACTTTCAGACATAATTTAAAATTTACTATATATTTGTGAACTGTTATAAGATTCTACTATATTATGATATTCTTCCTCATTTAAAGCAACATGTTTTTTAATTGAGATAGCCATATACCTAAAAGCATCGGCATAATGTGATGCCCAGTTATGTAATGGCGAAGGTTTAAAAACCTGTTTCTTCTCATCATATTCCCTCTGATATGCCTCAATAGCTTTCAATAGTCCTGCATTGTTCTCCTCATCGAAATACATGTTAGGGAATTGCTTACGTGCAAAGTTAATACCATCCAATACACTTAGGCTTGGCACTACCTCACACTTCATACCTAATGAAATTGCTATATCTAATGTACTCTTACCTGAACTCATCGGCTTGATCTTTGAGTCCCATGGAAAGAAATGTGTATCATACTTATATTCCTTCTCCCTTAATATCTCTGCATAAAACTCTAAGTTCTGGAAGTTATTACTATATGAGTCAATCACTCTGATCTCATCTTTAAAGATCTGGAAGAAGATTATTGTTGTATCATCACTCCATCCTATATCCCATGCTGTGTATACTGGTAAATTTGCGTCATATTTTACCTCTGTGACCCTTCCTTCCTCTTTTGCAGTGTTTAAGTAGTCAGCGTATATTGCTCCCTTTATAGCGGCATCAAATGAACACTCATATTCTTGCAAGAACTCATCCTCACTCATTATACTCTTTGCTTCTGCTAGCTCTTCTGGTAATACATATCCAGTCTCTGATGCAATAAACTTAAAAGCATCCCAACTATCCATATTAATAGCCTTCTCATATAGTTCATAGAAATGATTTCTTCCCTTAGGTGTTCCAATAAAGATACAATAACCTATTCTATCTGATAATGCTGGTCGTATAATCTCTGTGAACATACTTGGTCTACACTGCGCATACTCATCAAAGACACATCCGTCAAGATATATACCTCGAAGACTGTCTGGATTATCTGCTCCATATAATCTAACCCTTGCTCCGTTAGGGAAATCAGCTCTTAACTCTGACTCATTGAACTTCATACCTGGTATAGGAAAAGCATACTTCTTCAAGTAATCCCATACAATATTCTTTGCCATCTTATATGTTGGCGCTATATATGCCAATCGTATGTCCTTCTTCTGTAATGTAAGAGCATCTTTAATCAACTGATTCACTATCATTACTGTCTTACCAAACCGCCTATGCGCTAAAACAAGTCTCCATCGTTTAGAAGACTTGTGAAATTCCTTTTGTAAAGGTCTAGGTGTATAAGGGATTACGACTTTTTGCATTCATTAGATAATTTAAAGTAATTGTCTAGCTTCTCATTTCTAACAGGAATCATATTCTGTATCTTCATATACTCATGTCTTGCTATCTCCCACTGTTGCATAAATCCTGCTTCATCTGTTAATCGTAAGAACTCTGTATCTAGCTGATCACGTAGAAACTTAATCTCCTCTAGTCGTGACTGTATTTGTTGTAATGTCATTGTATATTATTAATTGATTAATCTTCTTCACTCCACTTAATATTTATCTCTCCACTGTTATCTTGTTTCACCTCTTGCTTATCAGCCCATGCAAATCTGTTCTTCATATTCATATACCAACCTGTATAAGAGAACTCTTTATTCTCTAAACTACAACGTCCTTTAGCTTCCCACCAAGTCTGACATAAAAGCTTTCCTTTTTTTATGGTTCCGTAAAATTCAGGCTCTTCTTTCATGAGTCTATACCATAAATCATCACTCATACAGTCTAAAGCTTGTACTCTAACCTCTACATCACTTGCTCCTGATTCATACAGTTGTAGTGCCTTTACTTCCCATCCTTTAGGCAAGTCCGACATCTTTGTCTTAGGTCTTCCAACCTTGTTCTTCTCTGTCATATTATTACAGTTAAGAATTAAAAACTGCCCTAATTATACATAAGGCAGTTGATGTAGTCAATGTGGTGTTTTATAGTTATTTCTTCTTTCTAACTGACGACCTATTATCACAGCTATTACATCCAGCACTATGCTCAAGTTTTAAGTACTCAAATAGATCATCAACTTTATCTTCAAGCCTTTGCGTTTCTATGTAGCTTTTTCTTGCCACACTAGCAGAACCATCAATTATTCCCTTACTGCGCTCTAGCATTGAATTTAATGAAGAGATATAAAGCCTGAGTTCTTTAATATCATTTTCCATCTCTTTAATCTTTTTTGTGTTAAACATAGTTTAGTTATTAATTTATAAAATACAGTTGTCCATTATATATTGTTCTTTATTTTAATAATATCATTGATATAAACTGAACATCAATTTGAACTCTCTGCCATCCGTCACTTGGTAAAGCATATTTATTTATGAACTTCTTAATTGCCAGTTCTGGAGTCTTAGCCTCAACTGCATCAATTAAATCTCCTGAGCTTACTTTATAAATTGCTTTCATTATTATTTTTTATTTATAAGATAATAAAACGTTGGTATTCCTAACAGTAACAATACAAATGTCTCATGATATATAGATACATCGTATATATAAATAATGGTATCTGATATCAAATAAACAATAAAGCCAGCTGTTAAAAATATTTGTGACTCATTCATAGATTAGTTAATTATTGTATAAAATCCATCTGAGTCTTTTTCAAGAGATGTACTGACAGATAAATGAAGTACAACTCCTTTTTCAGTTGTACAGTATGAGTATGCCCCATCTAATCTATGAAACGTTACTATCATATCATCAATCTTTATAACTGATCCACGTGGTATTTCATATAATTTCATAATTCTTCTCCGTTAAATAATACTTTATTGTACATAGAATTTAACACTGCCTGTGTTTCTGCCATTGCTTCTCGTTCAATCTCATTCTGCTCTTCACATGTTAATGCATCAAAGAGATCATATAAGCCGATAGTGTTGTTAGTGTTTTTCATGGTGTGAAAATTAATAAGTAGTTGTCTTTAGAATAACAAACTATTTTAACAATGTCAACCCTTTTTTAATATTTTATACAATATAGTTTCTTTTCCGTTACATTATACAATGATAAATGATCTTTAAGACATTTCTTTCCTGATGTATGCATTCCCCAATAAGCACTAAACATAATAGCAGCTATTAGAAAACATATTACAAGTATTACTGATTCTGTGTATTTCATAATTTATTATTTAATATTATAGGCTTTCTTTAATAGTCTTATTCTTTCTATTCTCTCTTCTGGTTTTGTGTTTATATTCATAACCGTACCTGAATTATAATCTACTCGGTTATTTGTATAAATATTATAATAATGATCTATTCCCCATGAAACTTGACCTATACAAAGTTTAAAAAAATCTTTCTGGTTTTCAGGTTCATCAAATTTATATATATGCCCTTTTAGTTCTTTCATAGCTTCTGCTTGTTCTTGGGTTTCAAAGGTTTCTTTAAGGTGTACATGAGATTTATCCATTATACAAATATTTGAAACAATAAATTCCTTCTCAAACTCATCCTTAACCTCTTCAAACCATTCAGGGTTGTTTTCTACGAACTCCTTACTAAAAGATTCCTCTACGCCTCTCTTGCTTAAATATCCATAGTCACCAAAAAACATATCACTTTTTTCAAATATAGCACCAGATTTAGTAACAGGGGTATCCTTCAATAGTTTATATTTTTTACTCATAGTTATTTTTTTAATTTTCTAAAATGTTCTTTCTTCTTACTTTCTGGAACGTATTCAACTCCTAAGTAATCAATAAGCAGGCTCAATTGATTCTTTAAGAATGGAATAACATCAACTCTACACGATATATCAAAGTAATTTCGTGACCTTAAATAGTTATCAGAGTTCATATTTGCAATCTTTCTTTCAAGTGATTTCACCCTTAGATTAAGAGCTTCTACATCACTAGTTAATTGTGTGTTAAACATATTATTTAATTAAATTATAATAATATTTCCAATAGTTTCATAAATCTGATCTACAGTTAAGCTTGTAATAGCCTTCATTGCTTCAATTTGATCAATCTCTTCATTATTAGATACTGCATCTACTGCTCGAATATGAGCTTAATAGGCATGATGTGCCTCTGTAGAGAAATGAATATGGTTTTTATCTGTCTCTGCAATTACTTCGTATTTTTTCATAATGTTATTTTTTAATTTATAAATATTTTTACGAGAAAGGAACTTCAAATACTTCTTGAATTATATTAAATGCACTGATTAAAGCTTTTTCGTCTGCCTCAAGATTTAAATTTTTTTCAAACCCAGATACCATGCGCCTATGTTGTACACTGCTTTCATAAATATCCAATATGTATCCATTACATACTTTTTCTATCGTTATTTTCATAGTTTTATTTTTTACTTGATAAATATTTCTTCCCTTTTAATATATTAAACTTTGTCGGATCAATATTTTTCTGTAGAAACATTCCACGACCTGATAAATATTTCTTCCACCTAGCCAACTCCCTACGTCCTTTCTTTAGCATTTCCTCATACTCATCCAGCTTATAATTTTCTCCATCAACATTGATATATAAATCACTATAAGTTGTTTCTGAGTCAGTATATTTAATTACTTCTGGCTGTACTGTTTCTATAGTTGTTTTCTTTTTCTTTGATAAATCTATATGTTCATATGTATGTTTCATAATGAAGTCGAACATTTCTTTTGCCTCTTGTGCTGTGTCATATTCATGCATAATAAATTTATCATCAAAATCATCTTTTCCCCAAACATAAATATCTCTCTCACCAAGGAATGGGCATCTAGCTGAACATATGTAATAATCACCTGAATAAACTCTAACAAAATCCCCTCTCTCACTATCATTCCACTTAATATCTAATATCCTACCAGAGATCTTCGTGCCTTCTAATACAAGGTTATGTTTTAGTTTTAAAGTTTTCATAGAGTTTTTTATTAATTAATATTGTTTAAGTCGTTTTCCATTCTTCGTCACTCTTCCCTCTCGACACATCTGCTCTAGGAAACTAACTGCTCCATAATGATCAAGCATTTTTAATAATGTCTCTTGGCTAGCTCCGTTAATCCAAAGCTCTCCGTGTTTTTCTGTTGATATTTTCATGGTGTAAAATTAAATAATAGTGTCTTTATTTTATACTAATAATTCTTATTTGTCAACACTTTTTATTCTTTCTTTTGCAATATTAAAATAAGTTTTATCTTTTTCTATCCCTATAAAGTTTCTATTTATGTTTTTACATGCAACACCAGTTGTACCACTCCCCATAGTAAAGTCTAACACTGTTTCTCCTTCATTTGTATATGTTTTTATTAAGTATTCCATTAATGCAACAGGCTTTTGTGTCGGATGTGATTTTCCTCCTTTTTCTATATCTCTATTTATCTTTAATATACTTCTTGGATACCTTAGTTTATAATTATAATCATCAGAATGTTTATATGATTGATTTTTATGAGTCCTACTATTTTTTATATTTCCTGTAATCAACCCCTTGGATTTTGATTTTCTTTTTTCCATAATAGGATTATATGTAGGCTGTTTTTTATAAAATATAGATATTATTTCATGCACTTTTCCAATTTGCCTTTTCATAAAAAATATATTTGTTGGTCGTTCTTTTTCCCATATTATATCGTATCTATAATTTTTTATATTGCTCATTCTCAAAGACGAACTAAAAGGTTCTGTTCCAAACAAAATAATAGCTCCGTCCGGCTTGATAATTCTATTCAACTCTTTCCACATAGTTTCAAACGGTATTACTGAGTCCCATTTACAAGCTGTAGTTCCATAAGGAGGGTCTGTAAGAATACAATCTATACTTCCATCGGGTATATTTTTCATCTCTTCAAGGCAGTCACCCTGTATTAAATTAATCATAAAAAACGTTTTAAGTTAGGTTTAAAATAATTCTTACTCTTCTTAATCTTTCCATCTACATCCTTCTCAAAAGGCATCTTTGAATCATTAGAATCACATACCTCATGAAAACATTGTATAATCTGAGTGTTATCAAGTCCTAGTTTGTGAAGTGTTCCAGTTGCTACATAAATAAGATCAATAAGACCATCAACAATTTCTATCTTGTCATTATTGTTCATAGCTACCATTGTTTCCATAAGCTCCTCCTTGAGCATATTTACTTCTAGTTCATAGTCTATATCTCCTTGTAGATTTCCTGCTTTCACATTCCAATCAATTACTCTTTTTGTTTCTAACATAAACGTTTTTATTAATTATTATTCGACAGAACTTTATATTATAATTTGACAAAAGTCAACACCTTTGTTACATTGTATATACAAATTAATTACACAATATGAAAGAAGTTGCAAAAAGATATAATTCACGATTCTATAATCAAGATATCCAAAACATTGAGGAAATTAAATCAATACTTGATGCGAGAAATGTAGAGAATGGCATATATAAATTAACAAGTAAATCAAAAGCTCTAAGGATGTCAGCAGCACATTTTTTAGAACATTTGAAGAAATAGTCTTGATATTTTAGAGATATTATGTTAAGGTGAAATTAGTTCTTTTTAAAATTTTATTTTCTTGTTTAGAAACGAAGCTGAACAATGAATCACTTACTCAATGGTAGGTTCAGGAAACTGAACCAGGGATTTCTCGGGTTGTGGGATTGAGTATTAGCCTCTAGTGTGACTTCGTTTTTAGCACTAGGGGCTTTTTTTATACACTAATATTTTATATTATGAACAGAGACTTTAAAGGAATTTGGATTCCAAAAGAAATTTGGCTAGATAAAGATTTAACAATGCAAGAAAAACTATTTCTTGTAGAGATTGATAGTTTAGATAATGACAAAGGATGTTTTGCATCTAATAAATATTTCTCTGATTTTTTTGGTATATCTATAACTAGGGTATCTCTAGTCATTAAATCACTAATACAAAAAGGAAAGATTGTTTCTAAGATAAAATATAAAGAAGGTACTAAACAAATATTAAACAGGGTACTTAATAAATGTTATATACCCCCTTTAACAAAAGTTAAAGACCCTATACAACAAAAGTTAAAAGATAATAATACAGTTAATAATACAATTACTAATAATACGCAAAAGTCTAATATTGAAGAAAGCTTTGAAGTATTCTGGAATCTATATCAGAAGAAGACTGATAGGAAGAAAACATTCACTAAATGGAAAAACTTATCAGAGACTAAAAGAAAGTTAGCAATAGAGGCAATACCAGCATATGTAAAGTCAACTCCAGATATACAATACAGAAAACATCCTACAACATGGATTAATGGTGAATGTTGGGAAGATGAGATAAAAACAACTAATACAAAGAAAAAAATATCAATTAACTTTATAAACAATGACTAATCTACACTCAGATACTCCAGAGGCTTCTCTTATTGGGACTATTATGTCATATCCTGATCTAATATCAGAGATAAAGATTTGTAAGGAAGCTTTCTCTAACGGAATATATGGAAATATATATGAGATAATGAAAGGACTACCAGAAATTGATATGATAACTGTAAAATCAGAATGTGATAAACGAGGAGTAAATATCGATATGTCTGATCTAGCTAGAATGCAATCAGAAGTAATATCAAGATCACATGCGGCAGCTTATGCAGATATTATTAATGATTCTTATATCAGAAGAGAAACAGCTAATAATGCTAGAAAACTCATAAACAAAGTAGATGGAGAAGAAGATTGCTCGGATGCTGTAAAGGATTTTGTAGACGTATTTGATGAACTACTAAGTAATTCTAAGGAGTTCAATCTTAATGACTCTGAAAAAGACTCTAAAGACTATATTGAATACTATAATGAACGTCACAAGAGATTAAAGTCAGGAGATAAACTTGGATTTAATACAGGATACAAAAATATCAATATCGATAATGGTCAAGCATGTTTACTATCAGCATTACCAAAACAAGGTAAATCAATGTTAGCGGCAAATATTGCAATGAATGTATCAGTGGACAGTAAAGTGATCTTCTTTAGCTTTGAGATGACAAAGTATGAAATACACCATAGACTTTTATCAATACATACAGGAAGAGATATAAATGATTTCAGAGATTGTAAATTATCACTAGAGGAGCTCGAAGCAATGGAAACATCATTCCATAATAAATATAAAAACCTCAAGATTATTGATAAGGCTATGACTATTGAGGAGGTAGAGGAAATTTGTAAGATTGAGAAGATAAAGAATGGACTTGATTTTATTGTGCTTGACTATCTACAACGAACACCAACAAAGAAGAGTATGGAGCTTGTACAAAAAACAATTCATAACTCGAGTAAGTTTAAAAGCATTATACTTAACTTAGGAATTGGGGGCATTGCATTATCACAATTCTCTCGAGAATCGGCAAAGAAAGATTTTCCAAGTTCAAATGATCTATTCGGAGGGGAGGCAATGAAACAAGACTTTGATAATCTTGTAATCTTACACAATGGAAGTCTGAATTGTGAAGAAGAATATCAACCATATGATCCAATATATATTATTAGAAAAACTCATGATCGTAATGGAGGACAGTTAGGAGATTTTATGTTGAGGAGAAATAAAAATAAAGCAGGATTTGCAGATGCTCCAATGACTATACCTGGTTGGGCTAAATAGGTATTGACAAATATAACTAAGCACCATACAATAAAGACAACTTAATATTTACACTATGAGAGAAATAAAATTTAGAGTATGGGATAAGAAGAGAAAAATCATGAGAGAGGTTTCAGAAATATATTATAATGGTTCAGTTTTTGTAGAAAAGAAAAATAGGTTTCCTGCAAGAGGTGATTTAATAATAGGAAAAGATCTCTCTGATCTAATGCAGTACACAGGACTTAAAGATAAAAACGGTGTTGAGATTTATGAGGGAGATATAATTGAAAGCACATGGAATTATAATAAAGGTGTTGTAATGTGGAGCGAAGACACAGGAGAATGGATTGATATTGATGATTGTAATGAAGATAAAAAATACAAAGCCAGTACAGTGATAGGAAATATATACGAAAACCCTGAATTAATTAAATGAATATCACGCAATACAAACAACGTTTAAAAGAATTCTTGCCAACTAAAGATATAAATGCTTTAGTTAAGAAGACAAGATCTCAAAGAAAATGGAATGAAAAACACTTTGAGAATAAGTATGTTGAGAGAGTTTTATATAATATAATCAATACATATGAAAAAACACACAAAGCTAGTATGTGACTTTTACGGATATGGAGAACAAGACTTTATTCAATGTTTTAAATGTGGAAATGAAGCAACAGGAGGAACGCATCACATAAAGTATAAGTCGGCAGGAGGCAAAGATGAGCTGGAAAACCTTATACCGTTATGTAAAAAACATCATGATCATGCGCACAGGATAGGAGGGTGGATTGATCCGGAGGAATTATATGAAATAGTTAGATTTAATATGAAACAAAGAACACTCGATTTAAGGACTTCTGACATCTATATGGCATAATCTATCATAAAACATTCTAAAACTTAACCAAGGGCTTATAATGGACGAATTTAACATGATTAAAGTTATATCACCACTGCATATTACACTCAGTAAGAAAGAAGGTGCAAAAAAGTATCATTTGAATATGAATAATTATCGAAACTGGCACTATCAAGTATCTAATAATTTAAAGAAAAAATATAAAGAAATAATATCATGGCAAATAGAGGGAAAGAAGTTTACAGTTGCCAATATGGAATATAGATTATTTTATCCTGATAAACGAAGAAGAGATAAGATGAATGTAATTGCTGTAATTGATAAATTCTTTATGGATGCGTTAGTGGAGAGTGGATGTATAGAAGATGATAATGATAAGTACGTTGGAGAGGTTTTAATAAGAGTTCCAGAAATAGACAGAGATAATCCTAGATGTGAGATTAATATATACTTTAAAAAATAAATTATGGATAACTCTATTGAAATAGAGGGGCAAACATTTGCATTTATAGTTGATAAAGATGGTGAAAAACTTGCTATTAATGATATAATAAATGGAAAAACTAATATAATCGAAGATGGAGATATATAGAATGCATAATAGGATTCCTTAAACAATAATATAATGAAACAGAAAATAGAGCTTGATAGGTGGATATGGGAAGATACTGTTGATGCTAATAAGAAGAATAAGAGCAAACGTAAAATTAAGAAGTATTTACATAAGCGATATAGACTTTTATTGAAAAAAGGTATTGACAAAGAGATTAATTTAAGTTAACATAGACGCAGATTACATTTTAAAACATACGCCATGAAAAACTTATATCAAAAACTATTTAAAGTTCAAGGGCTTTCTATGAAAAAAGACGCCGAGAATCCTTTTTTTAAATCTTCATACATTACACTTGATCAGATTGTTAATACATTATCTCCATTATTGGAGGAGAATAATATGCTTGTATTACACCGTACGGAAAATAAAGAGGTTGTAACTTCAATATTAGATATTGAGTCAGGAGAGGCTATTGAGTCACGATTCCCTCTTATAGAGTCAAATGACCCTCAGAAGATTGGTTCATGTATTACATATGCTAAGCGTTATAATCTAGGTCAGCTATTCAATATTATTACTGATAAAGATGATGATGGAAATAAAGCTGCAGAATTACCTTGGTATACAGATGGTGAGTTTAATAAGCTAACAGCATCAGGTAAGATTGATAAACTGACAACATCGGTTGTAATGAAGAGATTGAGAGAGATGTATAAAGTTGCTAGTAAATATGAAGCTATGTTTGATGACTACTTCAAAAACTTAAAATAATTATTAATTAATAAACTATAATATGGAAAAAGAAATTAAATTTGCAGACGGGTTATTTTACTTTGCTCCTCCTGCAGCAGCTCCTGAATCAGTTGTCTGTAATCTATCATTTGGGAAAGAATCATTTATCAAATGGTTATCTGAGCAAGACGATGTCGATGGATTTGTAAAAGTGTCGATTATGAAAAGTAAAACTACTGGGAAACCATTTGCAATGCTGAACACATTCAAGCCAACACAAAAACAAACAGAAGCGCAGTCAGAGGTAAGTACAGATGATTTGCCATTCTAGTATAGGGGTAAGATCCCAGCTACTCTGTAGCTGCCTGGGTGGAATTTTTTTTCTCATGGTGTGAAAAATACATGTTTGTTCCATCCAGACAATTATAGAGTAAGGACGCACTCGTATTTCACATCGGGTAAACAGCGTTTGGTTCTTGAACAAAAAGCACTGATACTTGGCGCGCAAGTAGGTGTAACAAAATCAGGAGGTGATAATATGAAGAGATAGCTTAATGTAAAGCAGCTGCTGACGGTAGTGATACGCTCTGATCAAGTGTTTTATGCTGGTTCAAATCCAGCTCTCTTTCTCAAAATATGGAGAAGTAGCTCAGTGGAAGAGCGCAGGCGCTCTGCCCTTATATATGAGGGAGTACAACGTCTCGGGTCGCAGGTTCGATTCCTGCCTTCTCCTCGAAAATTGTTCTTTTAAATTTAGGTTGTAAGTGGCGGAATAGGTAGACGCAATAGTCCTGCGTGAGGCTTGATTACTCACTAGTGGTTTATGCAGATAGCACGAAATTCCAAGGTGACTATACGAGTATATAGAGCTAAATAAATGGTCTGTATGGAACTAGACTATAAAATAAAGATCCATGACTCTCGGCAAATCCTTGGCTTACAATCTAAATTTAAGGGAATTCCCTTAGAATCTAGTTATCTGTATGGATTAAGTAAATGAGCGTATTTGCAACAGATAGCACTGGACGTTAAAAACCAATAAGTGGAGGGGACTGTCTAGTGCTTAACCCCGACATCAGGAGAGGTAGATTAATGGTAAGATCTGCTGACGCAATCCAGTATGTGAAGGTTCGAATCCTTTCCTCTCCCTCAAAATTGTTCTTTTAAATTTAGCTTATAGATGTTTTTATACAATGTATAAATTGGCTTTCCGTTAGCCATGGCTGTTTTCATTTATAGGCTAAGTTTAAGAAAACAATAAAAAGTGTTGACAATTATAATTATATCTGATAAGCTTAACACGTACTTATTAAAACATACACCATGAAAACATTACTTGATAAATATCCAGTAGATAAATATAGAGTAGCGATGCTTGATTGCATGATGCCTTTATTTGCTGATATAGTTACTGATTTACATATGAATGCAGATCGTTTCCCAGATGATGATAAAGCCTATTATGACGTGATGAACAATGGAATTTCTATTCTGTTGGAGGGTCGACATCACGGAGTATTAGAGGGAATATTATACGACTGTCACTTTGAGGAGTTTTTGAAAGAATCTATTCATTAATAAACACACCATGAAATATTCACAAATTAAATATAATGTAGGAAAGTATCAGAAGGTAAAAGGATTAACTAAAAATGACGTACGGATCGCAAATGAGATCTTAGAGAAAGAGAAGTGCAAGAAGAATGAGAATGTAGTATTTAATACTTGTAAAGTTGGAGATTCTTATTCAAACTTTGTATCGAAGTTTTACGGAGCATTTATTTAAAATTTTATTCATTAATAACTATATTATGTCAGAAACTAACACAGGAGATTATAACACAGGAAAATGGAACACAGGAAAATGGAACACAGGATACTGTAACACAGGACACTGTAACACGGGAGACAATAACACAGGATACTGTAACACAGGAAGCCGTAACACAGGAAGCCGTAACACAGGATACTGTAACACAGGAAGCCGTAACACAGGAAGCCGTAACACAGGAATAAGGAACACAGGAAGCTGGAACGCAGGAGATTATAATACAGGATACTGCAACACTCATACTCCTAAAGTAATTATGTTTAATAAACAAACAGATTTAAATTTTGGATCAATTCCTTTTCCCGATTTCTTTTATTTTAGACTTACAGAATGGATAAATGAATCAGATATGACAGATAAGGAGAAAGACACTTACCCTAGTTATATTACTACCGGAGGATATTTAAAGTGTTATGACTACAAACAGGCTTTTAAAAATTCATATAACAAAGCATCTCAAAAAGATAAAGACAGTGTTAAAGATCTACCAAACTTTGATGCAGATATATTTTACGAAATATCAGGTATAAAAGTAGATGGAGACAATTCTGAAGAACTAACACTTGAACAAGTATACAAAGAGTTAGGAAGAGATATTAAAATAATTAAATAATGCCTATGAAATCACAATACCATCAAGATCTACAATTAAACTGTGAAGCTAATCCTAATACTCCTTTATATATGCTTTTGCCTAAGACTAATAAGGTATTAAAGGGTCAGAAGGTAGCTGCTACATTTAATGTAGATAACGGAGCAGGATACAAAAAGAAGATTAAAATCATAATTACAAAATAATGATATACATACACTTAGTTCTAACAATAATTGGACTTGTTATATCAATGAAATTAATACTTGATAAAGTTCTCACGCATTTAGAATATATTGGATTGTTATGTTCAACGATAGCTCATGCAATGATTGTATATATTTTTTACTTAATTTAAACAAACTATGGAAAAATCACTACTACTAGAAAAAGCAAAGAAAAAGATCAAATCGCTAGAGAGTAAGGTTAAATATCGAGATGAGAAGATTGCAAAATACAAAGAAGATATTAAAACATTTGAAAAGACAGTTGAGATGATTCAAGACGATTCTGTGCATATTATTAACTTATATGAAGAGGAGCGACTAGAAACTATTGAGAAAGCACGAGAGTTTAAAGAAGATATGATAAAGCAGCTAAGCAACTCAAAAAACTTTGCATTATTCATGTCGCTAATGTTTCTTGGAACTTGTATATTTATTTTTTTAACTAGCTAATATGAAAAATATTAAACGAGAGTTTCAGTCTCTTGATAAACGTGACTATGGAATACTATTCTTTATTATGTTCGTATTTGCATTCGCTATTGGAACATTTATTATATCAATTAACTAAAAAACTATGTACGATTTAAAAGAAATTATTATGGCAACTGTTGCCGCTATGATTATTGGTTTGCTTATTGGAGCCGTTGGAACTTATGCAAGTGCTGATACAAATACTTATCATAAAGCTATTGAGACTAACTCAAACAACTGGAACAACGCCAATCAATGTATCCAACTACTAGAGGAGATTAAAGACTATACAGAGTATACTAATGAATTATTGAGAGGAGAGGGTTTAGTGAGAGGAAGGTAGAGCCTATAAAGACTACTAAATATTCAGCCACTAAAGAAGGAGTAGGAGATAAAGAGAATGAGATATTGAGTTATGCGTATGATCTGAGTAATGATAAAGACTTTATACGATTGCTAGTAGCAGAGAATGGAACAATAGACCCCAGGAGACAGAGTAATTATATTAAAGATGGAGTAAGAGAGCCTTCATATGGAATATGTCAGATACATTGTGGATTTCATTCAGATAAATGTGGAGGATATACAAAGCCAACATGGGAAGGATTCTATGATCCAAAGTGGCAAGTAGAAACATGTTATGATATGTATAAAGGAGGAACAAAATTTTATGGACTAAATAGATATAAAACAGACAGCGAATTCAGAGGTAGAGTCGATAACTTAATCAAATTTTATAAATGAAGCAAACACTAGAAATCATCAAGCTAATAATTGATCAATACGAGAAAGATTCTCATAATCTAAGTATTGAAAGGTTACTAAGGGCACAAGATAGACTATCAACTCGATCATATTACCTAGCAGAGATCTGCTCAGACTATAGAGACAACAAGAATAGTTCATTTTATGCCTATGACAACGCTTTAAATAGTTCAGAATATAATTACGCTCAAGAAGGGGAAAAGACGCTCTCAGCGAAGAATAAAGCACGTTATGACAACATTAAACTTAAAGATGACATGATGGTATCAGAAAATATATATAAAAGACTTAAAATGCTATTATTGCAGGTAAACAGAATACTATCATCAATACAACAAAGGATCTCTTATTTGAAAGCAGAAAAACAATCACTTAATTCTTAATAATGAAACTATCACACAAGCAGAGAAGGGAAGATAAAATGAAAGTATCACATACTATTGTATATCGTGATAAATATGGAGAGGAGAATGAAATTATTATACATACTGGAATTAAATTCTTAATAAGGGAGATTAATAAGACAGTTCGTGATATAATGATCCAGGACGAACACAATAGGATCGTGAGTGGAGACAGAATATTTACTAATAAATAAATTATGGAGTCAATAGAATCCCATCTATTAACAGTAGACCTATCGGCAGGAGAAGGAGAAAAACAACTTGCACGACATATAGTGTATGAGCATGAGGATTTAGATAAGGTATTGGAAGAGATAATGGATAGATGTGCAGTAACTTTACAAGATATTAATATTGAAAAATTATGATTAAAACACCATGCGTATTTCAATACGAAACAAAAGATGAAGACGGCAATACAATTCTTATGGAAGGAATGACCCAGGATTATCATAAACTAAGCACTGAGGAGCTAGAAGAAGCAGCTATAGATATTGCTCAACAGATGGGAGTAACTCAGATATCAATAAAGCAACTTAGGGTTTTAGAAATTAATTAAAATATATGCCTGAACTTAAAGACTCATTACAATTACTAATAATCTCTCATAAATACGGAGAGAAGGAGAAAGTCGACTTTGTAGATACTGATACAAATAACTATAGAGAAGATGTTAGAAGAGCTATTAAGAAGCTGGAAGATGATAACTGTAAGATTATTAAACACCCATTAATTAATTATTAAATATGGAAAACCCACCAATACAAGAGCCTGTTGATAAAGTAGATAAAACTGTCCTCATTATGACAGACGAATTTGAAGAGAAGATAACATCTCTATTAAAAAGATCGGTTGCATCTTTAAGAAGAAGTCAATCTCCTGGAAAATTCCCTGATGGGAAAGCTTATAGAGAATACATGAGTCGTGAAGCAGGAACGCAAGAAGAACTTTTATGTGACATTTATAATTTAATAACACCATTAATATATGATCAACGGAAATAATTCAAATAATAATTCTACAAAGAATTTGCTGTCATATCAGATTGACCTAGAATTAAAGAAAAAACAAGCTTTGACATATGAAGCACAGTTAGTAATACAACGTAGTATTGATATTATTAAGCAGCAAATATCAGAAAGAGTAATAGCAAATGATAAGTTTGAAGAAGAAAATCCTAATTTTACTTACTAATAAAAAATAATGAAGGATAAAACAGGAATAGAAATAAGTATTGGCGATATAGTTACTATAGAAACAGAGTTTGGAGATCATCTTATAGGAAAGATAGAAGAAGGTTTATATAATGATGTTAATGAACGTTTAAAAGGCTTCTTAGTAGGTAAATATATAAAAATGCAGGATGGAGAAGAAAGGAAGATAGAAGGATATAGCATGGAAGTGATAGGAAATATGGAAAATTCACCACAACTATTTAATAATAAATAATATGAAAAGTAAGAATATGAAAGTAGAGTATGAAATCCATACAGAGGATAAAGAAGGAGATAACATCCTTATATTTAAAGAAAAATATGAAACAAATTCTACTATAGAGATTGAGACAATGTTAATTTCAGCCATTGCTGATGATTATAAAGGAGAAATAAAACTTCTTTTAATGGAATATGTGATTTAGTTAGGTTTTGCTAGGACTGTGTATGTTAAGTTATAATTGTATAATTTAACCTAAATGCAATGAATATTTTAACAGAGCCAATCTATCTATCAAAAGAAGAGGTGGAATGCAAAAAGAAAAAAGTTTTTGACCTTATTGATAAGTATCAAGCACTTGCTTTATCCCACTCTTGTATAGAAGGAACAACAAGTGGACTTCTTCTTAAAAAACAAATGATATCTATCAGGTGCAGGATTATTGATTTACAAACACAAGTCGCTTCTGGGATAGACTTTAGAATCATTAATGATGATAACTATGAAAACTAATCTGCTACAAAAATATATACAAATCGGCAAGTCTATTAAAACGGCTACAAATAAAAAAATAAAACTTTCAAAAGTAATGGAGATGATTAAATTAGAATTATTATTTAAAAATGCAGGAAATGAAAAACTTAAACAAACCACAAAGAATCCTTAACACTATTGAGGAGCATGGAACAGACGAAGGAGACTTTATTTCCATTAGTGAACTTGACCTATTAGAAAAAATTGATGAGGATGATTTTTATCAGTATCTTGATCAAGACCTTACTAAAGTTAAGAACATTCTACCAAAACCTGTCATGAGAAAGAATGGCAAAGTATTTGTTAATAAAAACTTTCTCTCAGACGACAAGAATAGTCTTATTATGATGTTAGAGACCAATAATATTGAAAGGTTGCTTAGAAACGAATATAAGGCTAAATCTGCTATGTATTTGATGATATCTCTTGCAGTTATTATAGTTTCAATACTGATAACATATATTTACACATTGAATTTCGTTGAAATTAGTATTATACTTGACCCTGAATTACTTAATTAATATAATATGGCAACAATAGGATTTAGAATAGATAGATCTACTGGAAAACCTAAAAAAGGAGTAAAAGTTATTAGACCAAAACGAGCTACAAAAGAACAGATTAAAAATGCAAAAAAAATCGTTAAGGTAAAACCAAAACGAGTTAAAGTTGCTATTAAAGTAAAACCGCGTAACATAAAAGTTACTCGTCGGAAGAAAAGTTAATAACTCTATTAATCATTCTTTTATAATCCTCTTTTAAGTCTAAAAGCCTCTCTTCTATGAGAAGCTTTTTATCTTCATCTTTTTCAGTGTATAATTCACTAAGAAGTTCTCTTTGTTTATTATCCCATTCATCAAAAGCATCTTGAAATAGCTCTTTTTTATTTACTGGCATCCATCCTTCCATAAATAGCCATAACTGATCCAATAACTACTAAAGACTGATCAATTATAGACTGAACTTCTCCCTCTGCTACTTCTATATCGAAGAAAGCTTTAATAGCAAATGGAATAGCTAATACTGCAATTCCTATGAATGTTTTTTTACCTTTTAGTTGTTTCATATTATTATAATTAAGATTTAAGTTCTCTTACTTTATTTGCGCACTCATGAGCAGTCTTTTTCATATCATCTGTTCCGAAGTTGTGCATATTTCCTAGTGCTAAAATAGCTGTTTCACATAGTTTTTCTTGTTCAGGTGTCATAGTATTTTTTTTATCGGATAAATCAAGAGTTCCTAGCCAAAAGTTCCAAGACATTCCTTTATGAAAGTTTTCTCCTATATCCCACTTTCTATCAGGTGCAATATGTTTATGTGCCAGGATTAATTCTCTAGGTATATTATACTTCACAGCAAGATATTCTACAAGTTCTTTTGTCGCCTTGCGTTGATCATCTGTAAAATCTGTTCCATTACTATTCACCTCAATGCCAAGAGTGTTCCAGTTAAGACTGTTTCCTTTTGTATTTAGTCCTTTATATGAACTTACCCCTGCATGATATGCAATAAGATCATCATCCATCAGTTGATATACTTTGCCATCTTTTCCAACCATATAATGCGCTGATATATAATCTGTTCTGTTTAAGTAATTTTTATTTGCCTCATCGCTTGCATTACTTCCTGTGTGATGTAATATTATTGATTGTATATCTTTTAAATCTCGTATAGGGTTATTTTCATTATTAATTGATTGTTCGATATTCATGTAATATTATTTAGAATTTAAAAGTTTCTTAGCTATTTTCTTTTTTCTTTTCAATGTTAAGTTCTTCGCTATGTCTCTTTTTCCTTTAATTCTTTGTGATTTCTCTTTACGAGCTGAATCTATTGCAAAATCTGTTACATTCTTATTATTATTGATTAGCTGAGCAATACCAGTCATTACATCATCCATACCTGCTGCCGATGGTGTCTTTTTGCTTAATGCTGTTTCTAATGCTTTATGATCTAGCTTGAACATGTCTTTGCTATCATTAAACTTCTTATTAATAGTTTCTTCTACTTTCTGAGACACCTTTGTAAATGTACCACCAATGTTAGCAATACGTGAAATTCTGTAATCAGCATATTGTCCAAATGTACCATTTTGTGTAAGATATGGAGCTTGTTGTATCCCCCATACTGAAGCTGATATGACTGGCGCTAGTTGATCAAGAGCTTCTTGTGTAAAGTCTTTAACTGTCACTGAGCTTCTTGCAATAGTAACATTACATACATCACTAGATTCTGCTCCGTTTGTATCTGTAGCGTATAGAACGAAAGCATGTGTTCCAATTCCTGTAGTCCCCCCGAATAATGTAACTGCCTGTAATGCATCTGTATATGTAGCAAATATTCCTAATGGTATTTCTATTCTTCCTCCGCCGTCTATTGTATATTCAACTAAATTTATATTGTTCTCAGTATCAGTAACTGATCCATCTGAGAATGGCTGGTAACTTTGATCATCTTTTATATTACCTGAAGTACCTTTATCTGCACCTGCGCTAACCGTTGGGTTTGTATTAAATACTACTATATTTTGATCTATAGCTGTTTTCTGAGATCCTGTACCAACAAAATTAGCTTCTGCATATATTATTTTAGCACTAGCATCAAAGTTTACTATATTAGCATTAACAGTTGAAACACTATTTGTACTTGATCCTACTATCCAATCTGCTCCATCCCAATGCTTCCAAGTAGATCCGTCATCACTTAACCTATATCCAATACTTCCATTTGAGGCTGTTTCTTGAAATCCAGTCCATGTATGAACTCCTGCATCTGCTGTCCCTGCTGTTTTATATACTTTCGGTATTATTGAATTTGTATATCCTGGCAAAGTTCCTCCTGCTCCTGCATTATACATTGTAGTTCTTTCATCTGTGGTAAATTGACCTTGTTTTATTACAAACTGATCAATCTGCCCCTCAAACCAACTAGCATCACCATTTCTATTTGATCCAATACGTATACCATCATCAAGAAGGGCTTGAACTGTTGTAGAGGCTTGAGTTGCTACTTGTACATTATTAACCCTTATCTCACAAGTTCCATTATCAACTACTCTTACCTCGTAGAAAGCGTATGTAGAAGGGTCTATTGCATAAGTCATAACCTGAGCGCCTACTCCATCTGTCCAGTGAACTTGTATTTGTGTAAGATCATCAAACTCAATACGAAAATACCTTCCATCTGAATCATATGAAAATATTCTTTCTGTTCCTGTTGTAGAATCTCTTCTTGACCAAAAAGCAACTGAAGTATCAAAAACCGGGTCTGCTCCACTATCCCAAACTGAAGGAACTAAAATATTTGAACTTGTGCCATTAAATACCCCTGCTTGTCCTACCTTACCTGCTGCATATGTTATATCCGTTGCTGTGCCATTATTTAACATAGGAGATGAGTCTGTAACATTATCTTCCATATTATATATAGCTGCGATATCAGTAAGAGAACCGATGTTATTAGTTCCTGGATATTGTTGTGCTTGCTGTCCTTGTCCTGAAGTCCAAATGTATTCCCTTTCTGCAGCTGTTAGAACTCTATCATGAATCATAACTTCTCCAATTTTTCCGTGAAATCCACTTGCTGGTGTAGTCCATCTTCTTCCTATCC